GAAGAAGAATATAATCCAAGCTGGGCAAAAAGCAGTTGAAGAACTTATTAAAGTTGCTAAAGAACCTATAGTTGATAGCGATGATGATATATCAGCTGATAGATTAAAAAATGCAGCAGCTACAAAAAAGCTAGCTATATTCGATGCTTTTGAAATACTTAATCGTATAAATGAAGAAGAGAATATACTTGAGGGTAAAGTTGAAGATAAAAAAGAAACTACATTTAAAGGTTTTGCAGAAGGTAGATCAAAATGAAGTACGAACAAACTTTATATAAAATAGTAGAGCCAATAAAGCTTAACACTTTAAAAAGGTTAAATAAATCTAGAAAGTGGGAGTATGGTTATAATAAAGAAAACGATGTTGTTGTAATATCAAAGACTGGTGTGGTTGGTGATGTTATAGAAATACAAGGTTTAAAAATAGCTTTACCTAAACAACCTAAAGAAATATATAGTTGTAGCAAAGTAAAGTCAGAGCAAAAGTGGAAGCAGTTTCCAACAAAGCCTGAGTTTAAAAAAATTAAAACAGTGTTTGACTGGCAAGATTATTCTCTTGATTTTAAAGAAGAACACTATGGTTATATAGACGAAGAGTTTAAAAGAAGAGAAGAAGGTTTTTGGTTTATGAACAACGGTGAACCAACGTACATAACTGGTACTCACTATATGTATTTACAATGGAGTAAAATAGATGTAGGTGCTCCACACTATAGAGAAGCTAATAGATTATTCTTTATATTTTGGGAAGCTTGTAAAGCTGATAATAGATGTTATGGTATGTGCTATTTAAAAAATAGACGATCAGGTTTTTCGTTTATGAGCTCAGCTGAAACAGTTAACTTAGCTACGCTTGCTAGCGATAGTAGATTTGGTATATTATCAAAGACTGGTGCTGATGCAAAGAAAATGTTTACAGACAAAGTAGTACCGATAAGTTTAAACTACCCTTTCTTTTTTAAACCTATACAAGATGGTATGGACAGGCCAAAGTCAGAATTAGCATACAGAGTACCAGCTAAAAAGTTTACACGTAAAAAAATACGTGAGCGTGAAGAGATGGATGATGTTGAAGGACTTGATACAACTATAGACTGGAAAAATACAGGTGATAATAGTTACGATGGTGAGAAGTTAAACTTATTAGTTCATGATGAAAGTGGTAAGTGGGAAAGACCTGATAATATAAAAAATAACTGGAGAGTTACAAAAACTTGTTTACGTTTAGGTAGTAGAGTTGTTGGTAAGTGTATGATGGGTAGTACGAGTAATGCGTTAGATAAAGGAGGTGATAATTTTAAAAACTTGTACAATGATTCAGATGTTACCAAGCGCAACAGAAATGGACAAACTAAGTCGGGATTATATTCTTTGTTTATTCCTATGGAATGGAATTACGAGGGATTCATTGATGAATTCGGACGACCTGTATTCACTGATCCTAGCCAACAAACATTTGATCCACACGGAGTAGAAATAGATCAAGGCGTTATAGATCATTGGGAAAACGAAGCTGAAGGTTTAAAAGATGACCAAGATGCTTTAAATGAATTTTATCGTCAGTTTCCAAGAACAGAAGAACACGCGTTTAGAGATGAAACTAAAAATAGTTTATTTAACCTTATAAAAATATACGAGCAAATAGATTATAATGAAGGTAATAGAAACTCTTCAGTAACAACGTTAGGTAATTTTCAATGGCTAAATGGAGTTAAAGATACTCAAGTAAATTTTAATCCAGATCCTAATGGTAGATTTAGTATCAGTTGGGTGCCAAGTCAAAAACTACAAAATAACGTTATAATAAAAAACGGAGTTAAATATCCTGGTAACGAGCATATTGGTGCATTTGGTTGTGACTCGTACGATATATCTGGAACTGTAGATAACAAAGGATCGAAAGGTGCGTTGCATGGTTTAACAAAGTTTTCAATGGAAGACGCACCAGCTAACACGTTCTTTTTAGAATATATAGCTAGACCACAAACAGCTGAGATATTTTTTGAAGATGTTTTAATGTCGCTAGTATTTTATGGCATGCCTTTACTTGCAGAGAATAACAAACCGAGATTATTGTACTACTTACGTAGAAGAGGTTACAGGGGTTTTAGTATGAACAGACCTGATAAAGTTTGGAACAAGTTATCTGTGTCTGAAAAAGAAGTAGGTGGCATACCAAACTCAAGTGAAGATATAAAGCAAGCACATGCAGCTGCTATTGAAATGTATATTAACGATCATGTTGGTTTATTAGAAGATGGTACTTATGGTACAATGTATTTTAATAACACATTAAATGATTGGTCTAAGTTTGATATAAATAGAAGAACTAGATATGATGCTTCAATAAGTTCCGGCTTAGCAATTATGGCTTGCAATAGACATTTATACCGACCTAATCCAAAACAAAAAAGACAACCACTAAATTTAAGTATATCTAAATTTAATAACAAAGGAATTACATCAAAGATAATTAAAAATAAAATATGAGACAAGAACACTCAATACACTTTCCATCACAAGCAGTTAGTGATTTAGAAAAACTAAGTGAAGATTATGGTTTAAAAGTAGCAAGAGCTATAAGGCATGAGTGGTTTTCAGGAACTACATCTAAATACAATAGTCATAAAAATAATTTTCATACTCTTAGATTATATGCTAGAGGTGAACAGCCGATACAAAAATATAAAAATGAATTATCTATAAATGGTGATTTATCTTATTTAAATTTAGACTGGAAGCCAGTACCTATTATACCTAAGTTTGTTGATATTGTTGTAAACGGTATGGCACAGAGAAACTTTGAAATAAATTGTTTTTCTCAAGATGAGTTTGGTGTTAAAAAAAGAACTGAGTATATGGAATCTATACTTAGAGATATGAGATCTAGAAACTATACTGATTTAGTTAAACAAAGATTTAATATAGATTTATATGAAAACGATCCTGAAACTTTACCAGATACTGAAGATGAATTAACTCTACATATGCAACTAAACTATAAACAAGCTGTTGAGTTAGCAGAAGAACAAGCGCTAAATGTTTTGTTAGAAGGTAGTGACTATGATTTAATAAGACGTAGAGTTTTATATGATTTAACAGTTTTAGGTATGGGTGCTACAAAAACTACATTTGATTTTAGTAGCGGTGCAAAAGCTCAATACGTTGATCCAGCTGATTTAGTTTATTCACACTCAGAATCACCATACTTTGATGATGTTTATTATATAGGTGAAGTTAAAGAACTACCTATAAACGAATTAGTAAAAGAGTTTCCTGATTTATCAGAAAAAGATATAGAAGATATAGCTAGTAAATATTCTTATCCATTAGATTACGTAAGTCATAGAGATAAAAATAAAGTTCAAGTTTTATATTTTAATTATAAAACTCACATGAATAATGTTTATAAATTAAAGAAGTTAGCTAATGGTGGTGAAAAAATTATAGAAAAAGATGATAACTTTAATCCGCCTGAAGGTATGGATGTTAACTTTTCTAAACTAGAACGAGTTGTAGAAACATTATATGAAGGTGTTTATATTATAGGTTCTGATAAAATATTAAGATGGAGGATGTGTGATAACATGATGCGTACAGACTCTGATTTTAGTAAAGTTAAAATGAATTATCAGTTAGTAGCACCTAGGATGTATGAAGGTAGAATAGAGTCTATAGTTAGTAGAATAACTAGCTTTGCAGATATGATACAGCTAACGCATTTAAAGTTACAGCAAGTTATGGCTCGTATGGTACCAGATGGTGTTTACTTAGATGCTGATGGTTTAGCAGAGGTTGATCTTGGTAACGGTACAAACTATAATCCACAAGAAGCTTTAAATATGTTCTTCCAAACTGGTAGCGTTATAGGTAGAAGCTTTACATCAGATGGTGATGGTAATCCTGGTAAAGTACCAATACAACAAATAAACAATGGTGTTAATAGTGGTAAGATACAAAGTTTAATTAGTACTTATAATTATTATCTACAAATGATACGTGATGTAACCGGATTAAACGAAGCAAGAGATGCTAGTACTCCAGATCGTAACGCTTTAGTTGGTGTACAAAAAATGGCTGCTGCTAATTCTAATACAGCAACAAGACACATATTGCAGTCTATGATGTTTATAACAGCTGAAGTAGCAGAGTGCTTGTCACTACGTATAGCAGACATAATAGAGTATTCACCCACTAGAGAAGCATTTATAAGAACACTTGGCGCTCACAATGTAGCAACATTAGATGAAATGAAAAATTTACATTTATATGACTTTGGTATATTTATAGAGTTAATGCCAGATGAAGAAGAAAAACAAATGCTTGAAAATAATATACAAGTATCTTTACAGCAAGGTTCTATAGATTTAGATGATGCTATAGATTTACGTACTATTAGAAACGTAAAGCTAGCTAATCAAATGCTTAAAATAAAAAGAAAACAAAAACAAAAAAGAGATCAGCAAGTGCAACAACAAAATATGCAAGCGCAAGCTCAAGCTAACGCACAGTCACA